ATATTTAGCACTAAATAAGCCGTCGCCTCTTCCAGTTGCTCTTTGAAAACCTCTTTGAAAACCACTACCTACTCTGGCTCCAGCATCGTCTCCAACAGAATCTACATTGTTGAAAGCCCTTGCTATATCTCTCTCAACGCCGGCTGTGATAGCGCGTACAACTACATATGCATCACCTACTATGTTTGCTGCCATGCGCCATCACCTCCCGTAACTTTTTCTATCCCAATGGTGCGTCTAATACATCGCCAAAAGGTTTTACCGAATCTTCATTTATTTGTGTTGGTGGAAAATACGGTTTTCTTTCTGGCGTTTTAGGGTCAAACGGTTTAATTTCTTCATCCAAAGGAAGGTCAAGGTTTACATAACTCCTGTTGCTAGATTTATTAGCAAGAATGTATGTTTTGTCATAGAACTCTCTATAGAAAAGAGTTCTTACCTTGTCTTTGGCGTCAATGTGTTCGCCACTTTGAGCGGATGTGATGTCATCCTCAAGAATGACATGAATGACGTCTAGCATATCGCTCATATCCATTCCAGAGAGTTGTAGGCCGTTCATAAGTGCTTTTCCATTGACATAAGGCCAGAGTTCTACTGCCCACTCTGCGATTGCTCTGGCCCCTGCGTAGGGCGGCCTGAATACTGTTCCACAATCCACCCTGTAATTTCTCCAAGGGTCTCAACAGTTACAATCTTGTCTGGCGTATCCAACAGAGTATTGAAAGCAACCAAACTTTCTGGAGTCAATACAGCATTAAAGAAATCAATCACTACTTTTGTCGCTGCTGCTTGGTCCTGTGACGATGCAGTAGCAACCATATCAAGTAGAACTTTTCCTTGAATTGCTGGCTTACATTGGAACTCTTGTCCATGTAGTTTGAAAGACAATGGTTCGCTGATGACTACTCCGCCATCACCGAAGTCTTTGAATCTCGGCGTCATATCGTTTCCTTATCTTTTGTCGTTTACTACTTTTGTAGTAAATATATTTTACTTGACTAACCTAAGGTTGTTTGTGAGATAACGATTAGGTTTTGTTCCAGGATGCATTACAGAGTGTGCGTATACAACCGTAGAACCTCTTGTAAATCGCAAAACCTGAGCCCTATTTGGTGTAATAAGGTGAGGTTTTGTTCCTTCATGGTGCGCTAACGCATAGTCAAGAGGAGAACCAATTCTTACGAATTGACCTCTTGAGTCTCGCAAATGACGCATATGAAGAGAAGCACGGAGTGCTCCAGTCCGAACTCCTACCTGAGCCTTAGCGGCTGCAAGTACTAGTCGTCCCTTTTTTGCTAAATGTCTTCCGACAGGTCCAGCAGGACTCTTTAGCAAAAAATCCATTTCCGCTCTACGCGGCACGAATACGGTTGCCATTATGGAATCGCCGTAGTCACTGTTAGAACTGTAGATTGCAGTCCGCCTTCAGCAGTTCTACTTTCTACAGTTGCAATTACTCCCATACCAAAACCTGTTTGTTCCCATTGGTCAATTTGAGCAGCACTGTCTAAAAGAATATAAGCATCATAAGCAATAATTTCTGCGGCAGATTCAATAGTCTCTGCTGATGGAGGTCTTCCATTCTGACCGACTACTGGAATAGCACGAGTCACAATTACATTTAGTGTTGCACTTCGCGGGTCATTACACCTACGAGGCTGAGTCGCTTCGTCACCTGGAGCACCAACATATGCTTGAACAAAAGAAACTACAAGTTGTTCGCAATCTAGCGCTGGCTCTCCCATCATGTAATACTGTCTAGGAGGAAGAGGCATGTTGTAAGAAGCATAAGAACTTACTACTTGATTCAAAACATTTTGAAGTAGATTAGCCAAGTTTTTGGCTCCAGAGTCTACGCTGGTTTTATTTATATTTGCAGTGGTGCTCATTCGTCTCTCCTTTCAATCCAACTCTACAGGGTATAGATAGGTTCTACCCTAGTTCCCAATTGAATTGAGACGTTTGCAGTTAGAAGATTTATTACCTCATCGACTGCTGGATTTCCTAGAGAAGGACGAGTACAATAAATGTCATACTGACCTGGTTCTCTTGGTCCAATTATTTCTAAAATTTGATTATAAGTAACAGTAAGAGTTATTCTTTGAGTTGCCCTATTCAAAACAGCAGCACCTGTCAAGGTCTGGGTTTTTGTGTTGGTGTAGTCTGAAACAGTCATAGATACTGTCCAAGCATTGTCGTTGAGTAAGAAATCTCCACTGACTTCATCTAAGTAGATAATCACACTTCCGCCAGTAGGAAGAACTTTTAGGTCAAAGGCTGTTTCAGTAAATAGATAAGGCTTAGGAGTAATGCGACGAGCCTTTGGAACATCTGGACTAAACACTTTAGAACGAAGGCGAGCATTGTCTGGATTTGCTGTTTTCAAAAACAAATCTACTGCATATAGTCCAGTTCGTCCTTCATCAATAAATTCTTGGTTGTCTAGTATTGTGTATGAAATTCCCTGACGAGACACAGAGGTGACACGCTGTGGAAGAGCACAGGAGTCATCGTTTTCATAAAGTTTAACTAACTCTATTGCCAAAATTCTAGCCGCGCTTTTTCCAGCCGCTGGTGGCTCTGTTCCATAAGAATAAGTTACTTCAACATTAGATGGTGTCCAGTTTGCCCCAGGAGAAGCAAGCAAAGTTGAATGCTCTACTAAATAATATTTAGTAGGGTCAATAATTGCTCCGTCAATGTCTCTGACAGTATGTATTTTTACTACTTTACGACCACGAAGACGTAATCTAGTACTGGCAGAAGTTCCATCTCCTAAATAATCATCGTCTCCGTACGGACCACTTCCACCAACACGAATATTTTTTACCTCTCCATCAATAAGAGTTGGAGAATAAGTTAGGACAGATGCCCCCGTGCGAAGATATGGGTCAAATGCAGAAACATATCTTTCTGTCACTGTTGTAATTCCAGTATATTTTCGACCAGACATGGCCCAAAGAAGATAAGAAGCAGTTTTTACAGCATCATAAGCATAGTCAGAATTAGCGTAGTTACCTAAATCTTCTACGTTAGTCCATAGATTACTCACTTAATCCTCCTGAAAAAAACAAAAAGCGGACGACGACCATGTATCTGCGACACGGCTGGCACGTCGTCCGCCTCCTATTTAATTATTACGCTACTGGGTCCTGATTTGAAGCAATGATGAAGTCAATTGCTTGGTCAGCGTTGTAGTTCTCATTTCCAGGAACGTTATATACAGAAGTAGAGCCCTGAGAAGTAAAATCAGAGACTGCTGAATATCCACGCTGGCGAACTGCTGTTCCAGTTGGCGATACTGCTGCTGAAGCAACGTTTGTTGCTCCTGGCTTTGCGTATGTGAATGTGTTAGAAGTTACGCTTGTAATTGTGTAAGTTCCATTGAATGTTGAATCTACACCAGTAACAACAACGGTCTGACCTTGTGAGAAGCCGTGTGCTGTTGTAGTTGTAAGTGTTGCAACTTCTGATGTAAGAGCCTTATTGTTTACAACTCTAGAAGAGTTATCAAACCATGTATAGAAGCCCTTTAGACCAGTTGGTGCCCATGAAGAGCGAGCATATGAATATGGACGCTCTGCTGCTACTGGATACTCCCAGCGGCCATCTAGACCAACATTGAACAAATTGTTTCCAAGTCCATAACCTTCAAATGTGTTAGCAAGAAGACCGTTTTCGATTACACGGTCACCTGATTGACGCAACTTGACATATGGGAATACCCAGTAGAAGTATGGAAGTGTAGAAGCACGCTTTCCATCTTTTACTGCGAAAGACCACACTTCAAGAGCAACACCGTTACCTGCTGGGTCATCACCTACGGCTGGTGCGGACCAACCAATGCTTTGACGGTCAGGTGCTCCAAGTGTTCCAAAGTTCTTGCGAAGCAATAAGCCTCCAGATAAGAGCGCGGTCAACTCTGAATCTGGTTCGCAAATTGCGAGTTCCATTGTAATTCTTTTCAGCGTATCAGGTGCCTTGTATGAAACACATACAGTTCCGTCTGCTGATTTCTCTGTGATTTCGTCTCCCTCTTCATATTCTGGGGTGAACGAAGCGCGGAGGAACGCCGAGGTGGTGTAACTGTCACCGGGATTGTTTAGTAAGTTTCCCGCAGCATCCAGTCTGGTGACACGGATTGCTACACCTTGGACGCTAGCCGCATAGTCCTGAGTGGCCATTCCATTTTCTCCTTATTTTCTAATTGTATAGAAAATTCTATACAGTTAAGTCTACTCTAACTGCAAAATGAATAGTTGGGTCAAAGTATACCGCAGCAGGGCGGATTGCTTTTAGACGCATATCATTTTGGTTTCCCGCTACATCATAGCCTTGGGCTAAAGTATCGGTTACGACATCAACATCGCCAAGGACCACCTTGACTGTGCCAGTGCCGTACATCCATTTGTTTGTCGCTGACGCTGTAGCGCCTGTTTGTCCGTCAGGACCTGTTCCGGTGTACCCCGAGCCAACAATAATTTTAGTTCCACTAATTGTTTGAAGGTGTCCATCAACTGTAGTGTGAGAAAGCATATAACTTGAAGATAAAAGTCCAGCAATATCTTTTGTCATATGAATGACTCCGTCTTCTCCACAAGCAGAAGCGTTAGCCATTGTAAAATCTAGTAGAGCAAGGGCTCTGGTCGCTGATAGAGCGGTTGTTCCATTTACTAAAGTGGCAGTAGAGGAAGAAAGTGCCTTATTTGCGTGAGACTCTCCCTTTCTAATTACTCCATCCCAAAGTTCTGTTTCTAGAGCCTTCTGTGTGGCCCCTTCTAATTGACGCTTAACTCTAGCAATATAGTCATAACCAAGAAGTCCTAAAGTTGAACGAAAATCTTCTACTTCAATAAAGAAAGGCTTAATCTCTGTATATCTAATCGGGGTAGCGTTTGAAACAATACTATCGCTAGTTGTATCAGTATCGTCGTAGTTAACAAGACTACGAACACCTGTATCCCACTCCTGTGAAAATCCTCTTACCCACTGGTCTTCGTTTGAAGGTTTCTTAGGTTTTGCAACGGAAAACAAACCAAATTCCGAAGGAGTAATCTTCGGTGCTTCAAATATCCCTGTGAAAGCCATTAGTTTTCTTTCCTAACTTTTATTTTATTTATGTTGTTTTGTATTGGAGGGGCTCGTTTCCGAACCCCTCCTCAACAAATCTACTGTGCTATTTACTCTTAGTACTCGATAGCAGCAGCGGTTGCGCCACCAGTGGTGTCACGGAGGGCAGCAGCCACACCGTTTACGCTGATGGTAGAGGTTACTCGAAGTGACTCGACGCCAACCTTTGCAACACCTTCGAAGGTTTCAACGAACATCTTGTAATCGTTGGTTCCAACAAGGCTTGAATCACGGATGATTCCTAGGTCTAGTGTTCCGCCATCTAGGAACAAGAATGTTCCTTCAGCGAAGATGTACCAAACGAAGGTATCGGCGAACTCGTTCATTGCACCAGCATTTTGTGCGCTATCGAATGAATCAATGTGCCATGTCATGTTGATGCCACGAGATGCGATATAGCCATCAATCTCAGCATATGCGTTGATTGTGTTATCTCCAGGTGCTGAAAGTGCAAGGTCTGCTGCCATAGCGTCCTTGACCCATGCTGGGGCAATGACGCGAAGTGGAGCATCTGACTCTAGGCGATGACGTCCACGGTAGTTAGCAGCAGCACGACCTAGTTGAACTAGGAAGTCACGAGCAAGACCAATTAGAGATGTTGATGTGACGGCTGTTGAAAGGGTTGTCAAGCGAGAAAGGATTTGTCCTTCTGCTTCACGAGCGTGCTGAATCAGACCCAACTCGTTGTGACGAGCGATGAGTTCTGGATAAGCACGGGTCATCAAGTTACCAAACTGCAACTGAAGGGTGACAGCGTCTGTAGCGACGG